AACAAGGTTTCTAATTTAACCCTCAACAAAATCATAATCTTCCATCATGTCAACACAAACATCAACATAATCACGAACTTTTGTAATTTGCAATGTTCTAACTTGCCAAGTTTCTTTTGAATTGTGTGTTGAAGCCGCACAACCAGCAACATTTTTTGCATCACGAACAATTGTTTCTTGATCATTGTACTTTAAATATTCAGTTGAAATTGCTTGAACTGGAAATAAAGATTTCATTAAAGCTTGTCTTGTTGCTATTTGTCCAACACCAGCTTCCATTGTTGCAAAATCAGTACCTGAAGTAATATCAGAAGCATCTTGTGAAGCTTTGATTTCTAACTTTACCGTTCCACTTCCATTTTTCAAAACATCTTTAAGATTGCTTTCGTTTTCTTTCAATCCTTTAAGAACTGCCATTGTAAATGAAACAGATTCTTTTGCAGTTGAAGTTTCAACTTGTTCAACAAGCTTTGCCATTTCTTTACCTTGTGCCTTCAATGTTGATTTCATTGCTTCAAATTCAGAAGCTTTTAAATCTTCAACGATTGCTTTAAGTGCTTCAACATCTGTTGCACTTGCTTTTTCTGAAATTGTTTTATTCAATTCAGTTTCTTTTTCTTCTCTGTGCTTTTCTAAAGCGGTGTGATAGTCGTTTAATTCAACTTCACTTAAATTGCTGATTTCTTCAGCGGTTTTTTTTGTAAACATTTTTGTTTGTTTTTTAAATTAATAAATTGTTTCTTAAATTGTTATTCTTGTTTTGAGTGCTTTTTAGCGGCTCGTTGTTTTGAGTGAAGTTAATCGGCTCAATATCTTTGGCTTCAACTGTTGGTGTTAGTTCGTTACTACCTTGTAGCACTGCACTAATTTCAACAAGCTTTGCTTCTTTGACTGCATAGAAATAACCAAGTTCTTCAGCTTTTTCTTTGTTTCCTATCTTGTCAATGTTATCTTTCCAAACTTTATATTCGTCTTTATAGTCTGCATCATTAACTGCAAAATCTACTTTCACGTAATACATCCCAACAGAATGTTGATCAATATTCCCGTCTTTGTATTCTTGAAATATAAGACCATTATAATCTTTTCTAATATCTGAATCCATCATTAAAGCGGTTGTTGTTCCAGCTTTAGAAATTCCCAAGTCAGACCAGGAAACACTTTCTTCATAAATCTTTGAAGGAACGCCAACCTTTGCAGTTATCTTTTGTTCATGGTCGTGCAAGTGCCAAATCTTGTTCTGACGTTCTGAAATTGATTTTCCAAATGTTCCATCAAGGTGAACATCACCATGCGAATCAAGCCAGTTATAAGTGTTACCTATTACAGTTCTTTTAATAACTGAATCTGTATCATGCTCTTTTGAAGTTGAAAGTGCTTTTGCAACGGTTGAATTTGTTTCTTCAGTTCTAGTTGGCAAAGTATGTTTAACAACCGATTTTTTAAACTCAATTATTTCTTTCTTGTGCTTAACAAGATAATCAAGTTCTTCTTTTTTAGTTGTGAATGTTTTTCCGATTACTTTCATTTCTTTACAAGTTTATTTTCAGCCAAAGTTTTAATCTTTGCTTTCTTTAACTTTTCAATCTGTTGTTCCGTTAATTTCTTGTGTTTCATTTCCAACAATTTCTTTTGCTTCATCTTCTGACAAATTCAACGAACGCATTAATGAAAACACTTTTTGTTCTGTTGAAATTTGCGCTTCTAAGATACTAATAAATATTTTACTTATCTTTTCTTGTTTCGCGGCTTTCTTATCTTCATCTTCGTGCATTACTGGAATAGCAGATAAATTTTGTCTTATTTGATAAGTTGTATTATCTTTTTCATTCCATGCTGGAAGCAACCATTCGCTTAAACTGTGAATATCTTTTTCGTTTACTGGAATAACCGCATTCGTAAACATTGCTTTTTCAGCTTCCTTTCTATTGTTATAAGTTTTATTTGCTGGATCATTAAACAATGAACTATCAACACCGTATAGATTACAAAGGTCTCGTAACTTCATAACCGCGCTTTCAATTATTTTTAACTGTGTTGCATCCATTCCCATTTGAATGAAATCAACATTTGCTGAAGTTGCAATTGCTTTTCCAAATTTACTTGCGCCCATCATACGCGAATCAGCCGCTTGTTGGATTTGGTTTCTTTCTTCAGGTGTTTGCGCTCTATCAGAACGTGAAGTTATTAAACCTCTTACACCTTGGTTTCTTACCAAAACAGATTGCGCGGTTTTATTATCATTTGAAGCAACTAAAGAAAGCAATCCAGCTTGTAAAGGTGAAAGGCCTAAACAAGTATTGAATCCATGTTGTGAAGGATTGTAAAATTTAACGTGGTCCATTTCTTCAACTGGAATAATCAATTTACTTGATCCAAGTTCCAATTTATATTGTTTAGGTACGTAATTAAAATCTTCAATCATGCAATCAATAGTAATAATATCATTATTGACTGTTATAATTTCTTGGAACGCTTCACCAAATCCTGGTGTTTTTCTTCCTCTTCTGAATGTGTTTCCTTTTGTTAAAAGATTTGTAATTGATTGTTCAACGAAATCGTGAATGTTTTGTTGGTCGTTTGGTTGTTGTGTTACAATTTGCCACAAATCACCATCCATTACTTGAACCCATTCATCACCTTCTTTTTTCCATAATTCACGCGGAATGTGTTTTGCATTGTCGGCAATCTTTTTTATAATTGAATAAACATCACCATTGCCAGTATAAGCATTATTAATAACACCTTCTGTTTTGCCAATGTCAAATGAAGAACCTATTTGATAAACTGAAATTTCAGGCTTTTCTGTTTTATCGCCAAACCAATTTGAAAAAATACCCATTAAAAAAATCTTTTTACAAAGTTAATACTTTTTTTGAATTAATTAATCAACATAAAAAGCACCGAATAATTCAAAGTATTCGCGCATCATTATTGAATCCCAATCATCAGGTGAACGCCCTATTAAAGCCTTGATTTTATCCTTTGGCATTAATCCAAGCTTTCCATCTTTATCAATATCTTTTAATTTTATTTGTTCCATTTCTTCAGATACTAAATCAATCACACTTGCATCATTACAAACTTCAGTAACTTCACGTGCTTCAATTCGCTTTGCCATTTTAATAGAACATTGTGATTTAAGATTATCATAGTTTTCACCAAGTGCTGGTTTACTGTTATTAATAAAACCTTGGCAACCTAAGTAATCAACAACACCACCACCAACACCATCTTCATCAGCAATTGTATTTGAATTAGTTATTTTATATTCTCTTTGCAGTTCCTTTGCTTGGTCCACAACTTCATTTATTAATGATTTACCAAGTTGAACGCGTTTAATAATAGTAAAACCTTTCCAAACTCTGTAAACTGTTTTATCTTTTCCTTTCCTTGCAACGTCAATTGTTAAATAAGATGAACCAACTTCTTCAACGTGTTGGCCGTTCCAATAGTCCATAATCGCATCATAAGAAATTAATGCGGCTTTATCATCGTCATATTCCCAGTTACCCAATAATAAACGTTGTCTGCTTACTTCATCTAGTTGATTCAATGATTCAATGTATGATTGTGGTAAATGTGGATTGTCTTTAGGTAGTGATTGAATGAACTTCCTATATTCAGCAATATCACCATTTTTTGAAGGTCGGTAAAATTGTTTGTACGTCCAGTTCTTAGCTGGATTACATGAACCAAATATTTTTGGTATTAAATCAAATTCTTTTAACTTGTATCTGATTCTCGATTTCACCACTTGCCAAGCTTTATAAACTACTTGATTACATTCGTCAATAAATGCACCAGTTATTTCAAGTGAACCAAGTGAATCAAAATTTGGATCAGAAGGATAAAGAAATAAATCTTTTAATATTATTTGTGAACCGTTGGTGAATTGTATTATTCCGCTTTGGCTGTTGTAAATCCATTGTGAATTAATATCAAGCATTGAAGATAATTCAAAGAAAGTGTTTAGTGTTGTTTCTTTTAACGCTTTTAGTTTACTTCTACCCATTAACCAACGCGAACCAGGATAATTTTGACAACCTTCGATTAGCCATAAACAACCAAGTGCTGATTTACCACCACCAGCCGCACCACCAAATAAAACTTCTGTTGTTGTTTTGTCCTTTAGGTATTTTACCGCATTGCTTTGTTTATTCAGAAGCTTCATCATCTGTTCCAGGACCTAAAGAAATAATATTTATTTTATCGCCTTGTGTTGTGTGATCTATTTCTTGGCGTTCAATGAATCCGCGTTTCTTTCCTTTAGTCTTTAAATAGAATATTGTTGCGCTTGTTTGGCCTTCTTTAATTTGTTTATGAAGTTGGCTTTCTACAAAATCAAGTGTTACATTTTCCACCTCTTGGACCTTACCAGCAAAATCTTCATCATCCTTTAGCCACTGATAAAATTGTGTTCTTGATACTTCAGCAATTTTACAAGCGGTTGTTACTATACCTAAAGACTTTTCAAGTGCATCAAGCACCTTCTTTTTACTTTGTTCGGTTTTGTTTGTTTTTGGCATCGCTATTTGTTTTTAATGCAAGTGATATTTGCATTTCCTTTAATAACTCTATTTGCTTATT